TGGATTCAATGTGATACGTCCGGACATGTAATCTATTTTTCCAATATTTCTCCTTTTTACTACAGGTGTTGAAGATCCTGGCCCTTGCAGAGAATATAATGATATAGTGCCAGTTTTTGTATCATTGGGTTCGTCAAAGAGATAAACTTCATCTGTTATATCTATGACCCTAAAAGGACTGGATTTTATGTTAAATCCACTAAGCGATTGAACATGCATATGATTGCCAAAATCAATAGCATATTCAGCAAATTGATTAAGTGCAAGTCTCAAATCTCTCCTCATTTGTATAGAGGTTAAATTAGATGTGATTGAAGGATGACTCTGATCAATAATGCCTAAAAACTTACTGTATTTGAATCTAGTACCATATTTATTCAATTCCGTGGAGTCTGCATATTTCTGTATATTGTTCTGAATTGTCGATGAAACTGCAGAAACATCAGTCATTGTTCTCGTATTATAATAAACTTTGCTGTCAGTTATAATGTAAAGGTACTTAAGATCCAAAATTTCTGGAACAATTCCAGTGACAGAGTATTTTCTCAATTCTCTTTTTATATTCTCTTTAATTCCCAAAGAAACAAAGTCGCCATTTCTTGGTTTAATACTAATAAAAACTTTTCCAAATCTTGGTGGAACTAATTCTTCACCACCAAATACAGATATTGATTCTGCCTCTGGATAAATTTTATTTGGTATCAATATCTCATAATCGTTTGCTGTTATAGCACGATCCTGGGTCCCATACACTTGAGGTGCATACTTTTTGACTGATGCAACGCTTTCAATGGCAGAACCCCCTGAGGACGCTTCTGCGGATGTTACAAGGGACACACCAGCAGTGATTGGTTTCTCTATGGCATTTTCGAGATAAACCAATCTACCACTAAAATCAAATCCATTGAGCCTATTAGCACTAGATCCAGAACAAACTAAGTATGAGATCTCAACTACATTTCCATCCTCAAGTCCTCTTCCAAATATACCATCACCAAAAATAATCTCATATCTTTCATCCTCAACTTCTTGTAAAAAATATATCGTAGAGTCTGCGTTTAAAACATCATTAACTTTCTGATCAATTAAACCGCTAGTTAAATCATACTTTACTTTAATTGTGGAAGTGTTAGATGGTTTAACCTGAACTAATATGGTATCAGTGTCAATTCCAGTATTAGAAAGTATGAAACGCTTATTGGGATCCTGTGCGGAATAAGTAAATGATTGAGTTACCTTTGTTCCCTCAATAATCTCTAAATCCGTAAAATTTGCTATATTATTTGTTACTGATACTGTGGTATCTTCAAGCACATTGAATACAAAGGACTCATTTCCAAACTGCTGTGATGTTGAAGCAACTGGGCCTGCCTTCAATGTAAGAGATGGTGGTGCAACTGCTAAGGTCGAGGTATCAACTAAAAAGTTAATAGTACATCTAGATGCCTTTCTTGATTTTGGCATATACCCAATATTTCTTGCTAGGGCAACGACATTTTCTCTTAATGTTGCACTATCAATAAAAACCTCATTTGCAACCATGTTTGCATTATATGAGTTAATATAAGTGTTATATGCGAGCAAATCTATGATGCTTGAGAGGTTTGATCCCTCAAAGTCATAGTCCGTAAAGTTGTTATTTGCTCTAAGAATTTCTTTTAGAGAACTTTTAATCTGGTCAAAGTCCAGACTATTGAAGTTTACGATTGACATTTACCTTGTTGGTTGCAAAACGAATTCTAATTGTTGCTCTGGAATATCTACACCGATGATTTTGTAAATAATCACAGCATTATATTGATTTGAGTCAAAATCGGGGTTAACTCTAACTCCTGTCAATTGAACTCTTGGTTCAAAGATGTCAATGGAATTTTTAATTTCATCGCGAATTGATATCGCAGTTATATCGTCCATGTTCTCAAAAAGCATCTGTGATACTCTTGATCCAAAGGTCGGTTCAAAAAACTTCTCTCCAGGAGTTGTAAAAATGATATTACGAACTGAGCGAGAAATCGCAGTAGTATTTTTTAATGCAACAAGGTCATTATTAAGAGGATTAATCTTAAATGACATACTTACATCTTTAAAATTGCGACTAACTCGCTCTAAAGGCATGGAAAAATGTTGTATTAGAAATATAAGTTATTTATGTCACGTTTTTAACTAAAATTCATTCAAAGTTGTGGGTTCAGTAATGTAAATTTCTTCATTTTTTTCAAAAATTTCAGTATTTTGTTTTTTATCGCGTTTTTTTGGCGTCAAATCGTCATTTGCGATCTCACGAAGCATTTTTTGATGCTGATCATTAGCTAAATTGTCTAAAAAATCGTTATTTGGGGTCATTTTCCTCTTTTTCGTTTAAAATTTCTCTTTCTTTTGCAGTTTTCCAGAAATATTCGTCTTCACGACCCATTCCGAGTCGCTCATAACCGTTTTCAACACTATAATACTGAGTTGAAACCTTAAAATCAGGCATTTTGGGATCAACAGGTGTCAGACTGTTGTCAAAAATACGCATTCTGTTGTTAGGATACAGTGCATACTGACCATTTTCAAGTTCAATCAAGTTATGAGACTTGTGTTCAGCTGGATTTTCACTAGTTGCATAGTCAATTACATCACAATCCTGATGATAATTATCTATTGTGCAAATATACTCACCTCTAACGATACCATGATCTCTAGTATAGCATTCAAAATCCATTGAACCAATGAATTGCTTATGAATTGACATAACACCATAGTCCATACAGTTCCAGAACTGCAGGTTAGGAAGGTCCATATCGGGGTCTGGGATCGCCGGAGACGAGAGAAACGCGCTTATAGGTAGTTTGTCATACATTGCCGCATATTCAGGCAAATAGGTCTCAAAATAAAAAGCACGACCAGGTATCGATTTTGCCGATACCCAGACTCCCTTTACAAATTCACCATGACCAGATTGGTGGTCAGTCAGGTATTCTTTTCTTACCCATACCTCTAC